AAAATGCCTTCCGTATTTTTAAATGAAATCTTTCGATTCGACTCACTCAAATCAATCGTACCTGCTCTCAAAAATGGCTGCTTTTCTCTCATCAACAAAACTATTGCTCGTGTTATGCACGGCACTTCTCAGTTCGTTGCGGATTTACAAATTCGCACGGACTTTCTTGTGGCTGGGAAGAAACGCGTACTATTCGGGAATCCGAATTACACAAACTACAGTGGCATTAATCGTAAGTACATCTCTGCGAATGGTGTATATCTTGCTGGCTTAGCGCTAGAAGATTTTGCAAAGACATCTGCAGAGAAGAGGCTTATCAAGGAGGACACGTATCGTACTCTTTCCGGCATGGATCAGGCTGACTCACACGAAGCATTCTTATATAATATGCTCATATCGTGGGGTAAAGCTCTGATTGCATCGTCGAACCAAGAAGTGCGACCTAATGTCTTTCAAGTTAAGACCCATCCGTACTCCGATAGCCACATGAATGTTGCACTAGATCAAGGCCACAATGTGCATGCGTACGATATAGATCTGGGTTATCCTATTACAGAAGTTGAACTTGTTCATGCTGCATTTATGATACGAACGAAAGAAGATTACTGGAATAGGCCGTTCGTGCTTCACTATTCTGCGCTCGCTCCTACTCAGGAAGCTTTCTACCTGATGCATACTTTAGGTAGAACAAACACGACTGCGCTGAATTTCGACATCGACATCCCGTCTTTGGATTCTGATCTGCTCTTGCTCGACCCAATAGGTGGGGGTGGCGTAGTCACTCTCAACTTTGAGGAAATAGACTGGAAGGATCATGACACGATGTGGATGTTCATAACTGATTACGTGAAACTCAATAGGCTCGAAGAACAGTTTGCTGCTGTCCTGGAATCTTTTGGCACAATGTTTGCGCACCCAATGTGGTCATCAATCGAAGCGTGTATATATCAGAACGTAACCCTTCAGATTACTTTGCCTGCATTTTCGCCAACTCGAGCGAGGATACACACTGCTCTCGAAGGCGAGCCAT